TGGTGATATTAACGACGCTAGGTTTTTTGATAGCAAAAATAAATTTGTTGTCTTGCGTGGTAAAGGTAATGAAATTAAAAAAGATAAAACAAGTTTTATGATTAGAAATTAATAAATAGATAGGAAAAAATAAAATGATTACTAGAAAAGATATAATAGATAATACAATTATTAAAATTATGAATGAGTATATTAAAAGAAGAAAAGATAATATTGCAGGTACTTTAACAATAGATTTACCAAAAATATTGGATGTAAAAGAGCAAGAATATATTGTTAATATAATTAGAAAACACATTAAATAATTGGAGCAAACAAAATGAATATGATTTTAAATTTACTTTATACACTAGCAGGATTAATGCTTTTTTTAATGGGTATGTTATCTTATATGCAAACTGATTTACATATACATATCAGCCTAATACTTGGTATTATTGGTGTGCTAGTCTTTATAGTTGGTACAATAAGAATGAATGAAGATAATTGATAGTGACATATTTACAACAACAAATAAAAAAGATTGGAGGTGATAAAAAATAATTAAAATAAATGTTGCAAATCAATTTTAAATATGATTAAAGTTAATTATAAACAATAAAAAAGAGGTACAAAAAATGACTAAACAATATATAAAACCAAAATTTTTTACTTGCATTTCAATCAAGGGTAACAACGATGGTACTTCAGGATTCAGATTTAACATCTTAGGAATGAAAGGATTAGTTAGAAGAAGAAAAAATAAAAGCAACGGTTTAAGATTGACTAGTGGTGATTGTTTCAAGTCTTTACATATGTTTAAAACTACAATCCATATTGAAAAGAAAAAGACAGTTAAACCATTAGGACACTTTGCAGGTTAAGTTTAATCCTATTAGTAGTGTTGTTGGAAAGTGAGGATATAAAGTAAACAACACTACCTTTAAGATTAAATTAAAAAAGAAAGGTAAATAAAATGAAACTTAAAGTAAATAAATTTATGAGGAAGGCATGGTCTGGTTATTTAGTTGACCAATTACATATGAAAGAAGAATCACCTGATTTGTGGGATTACATTATTGCGATTGACGAGGACGAGATTGAAGAGGATATAAATAACTATCTTTATGATACTTTACCCGATAATGACACCACCAAAGAATTAAGAGAAATCTATAAACTAATATGGAGTGAAATAGATTTTACATATTTAAAAAATTGTGCCTATGCTGTATATGAAAAAGATAAAGGAAGGCAAGAAAGATGATTATATATAGTGATATGGATGGTGTACTAGCTGACTTCTTTAGTGACCTAGCAGAAAAAAATAATGTAGATCATTGGAGAGAAATTAAAGATATTAACAAGGCACTAGAAGAACTAGCAGGAACTCAATTCTTTAGCCAACTACCTACCTTCCACATGATAACGTATCCATTGGTAGGACACTTGAAAGAGATAGAGAGCACCAACAAGTTTATACAATGGGGTATTATTTCAACCCCTCTTAAGTGTGATCACATACATTCAATAAGACAAAAGGTAAAATGGTTGCACTTGAAAAACTTGATGCCTAAAAAACACAACCTACATTTTTTGTATGATAAAGAACAACTTGCAACTAATAGGTTAGATGGTTCACCTAATGTATTGATAGATGATAAGATAACCAACATAAAAAAGTGGAATGATGCAGGTGGAATAGGCTTGCAATTTCAAGCAGGGAAAGATAGTGTAGATGTATTAAAAAGAAGGATCAATGAGGTGATAACATGAAAGAAGTAATTTTAAATACAATAGAAAATAAAAGAGATGTTGAAACTATTATTAATATTATTGAGGATCAACTACTAGAACAAGGAATAGTAGATGCAATTCCTTTTGCATTTGAAATAAAAGTTTTCTATGAGGAAGAGGAATAACATGAAACAGAAACTTAAAATAGTATCCTTATGTGATGGCATGAGTTGTGGTGCTTTAGCACTTGACACTTGGCTAGAACAACAAGGGTTAACATGGGATAACATTGAGTATCATGCTTTTGAGATAGACAAGTATGCTGATGCAGTTAGCAGATACAACTACCCATTGATGTACAGACATGGTGACGCAAGGAACTACAAGAACTTACTAGGTGAGGACATCTTCTTATTAATGGGTGGCTTTCCTTGTCAACCTTATAGTTTTTCTGGCAAGGGTAAAGCTACAGAAGATGCTAGAGATTTATCTAATCTTATCTTTGATGCACTCAAAGAGTTGAAACCTAAATACTTTCTATTTGAGAATGTACTTATGAAGAAAGAACATCAAGATAGAATTAGTGATGGCATTGGAGTTGATCCTGTTATGATTAATTCTCAAGATTTCTCTGCACATCACAGAAAAAGATTATATTGGACTAACATCAAGATAGATGGGTGGCATGATCTCAATCAAGATGTATCACTCAAAGACATACTTGAAGATGGCTTTGTTGATAGAGATAAATCTTTATGTGTTGATGCAAACTACTTCAAGGGTGGTTCAATGGATATGTATGAACGCAAATCCAGAAGACAACTAGTCTTTGACATTGAAAATAAAAAAGGTTGTAGACAAGTTGGTGTAGCTAAAATAAAAGGTATGGACATTATCAAACGTGTCTATGATCCTAATGGTAAATCCCCTGCATTAACTACTATGCAAGGTGGTTGGAGACAACCAAAGGTTGCAACAAGTGAACTCTATTGGAGAAACTTGACACCTCTTGAATGTGAGAGGTTGCAAACTGTACCAGATGGGTATACAAAGTATGGTATGTTTGCTAGTGATGAAGACAAGAAACCCATCAGCAATACGCAAAGATACAAGATGCTAGGCAATGGGTGGACTGTTGCAGTAATATCACACATAATGAAAAACATGGAGAAATAAAATGAGTGTATTTAAAAAAGTAAAGTTTTCGTATTATAAAGAATATAATAATTTTTTTGTAGTCTTTAAACATAATAAGCAGAAATATGAACTAGAATGTACTGATATGGGTGACAGTTTTGCATTTAATTTTGTGCCTTATGTTAAAGATGGCAAAGAATATAAATGGGATTATGATAATCCAATATTTAGTAATGTAATAAGTGAGGGAAAAATAAAATGAAAGATATAACAATAGCACAAAAAGATAGAGAAGAATTACTAAGACTTATTAATATTATGCATACAAGTTTGAGTAAGGCTAGGGATTTATTTGACCTAGAATTATCTGATCTAAAAAACTTTGATGAACTACAATGGAAACTGTTCCATGCACTACAACTTACACACAATGATGATGATAAAGCAAGATGGTCACATCAATTTATATTAAGAGAGGAGAAGAAGAATGAAAACTAATTTAGAAAAGCATAAGCACTACCAGAAGAAATCACGCTATCAATTCTGTGAGATACCTAATGATGAGGAAGGACAACAGTTGGTAAAGCTGATGAAGAAATACTTGAACAAGCACAGGTACAAGATAAGGATCAAAGGACAGTATCTTGACAAGGTTAAGTATCCAGATACCTATTGGTCAAAAGGTGCGCCAATTGATGCTTGTACCCACATTAGAGTGTACATTGATGAGAAGACAGAGATAGCACACAATCAATGGACAGATACAATAACCTATGGATTGCGTCATGCTATTCATACACTTGAACACAGATTAGCACAACATGAGGGTAATAGAAGATGAAGATATATGCATACAATTTACAGGAAAAAATTAAGTTTGAAACAACTGTAGAAAAAATTCTTAGAACGATCAATGATGAGGGTATCTTTAGTGAAGATGAATACTTCTATGTACTAGAAGAAGATAGAGACTTTCACTTTAATGAAATGCTAGAGGGTATGAGAAGATGATACATCCTTGGGAAACAAATAGGTGGAAGTTATTGATATTAATAATCTTTATGGCATGGACATTTGAGATGTGCTATGGAACTTTTGGAGCACTAAGATGAATGAGTTTGAACATTTAAAGTTAAGTCTTTATGATCTATGGTCACAGATGGAATCTGATAAGATTGATTTAGAATATTCAGTAGATGCTTTATGTTCTCTTGCAAGATACTATGAGAAGATGGGTGCTGATTATAAACGTAGAGTAAAACTTAATAAGGAACTAGATTAGGAGAAGAAGATGTATAGAGTTACAATATATAGAGACAACATACTAGTTGATGACTTTATGGATAATCTGATGAGCCGTGCAGTTGGTAAGGCAAAAGAGAGAAATAAAGAAGGTGACTTGATGTACTTGCATGAAGTTATACAGACTGCTGATGGTCAATACGAGGAGATAGAGTGTGTTGTTAGAGCAACAATATAAAATTAATTTAGTTCTTGCTATTGCTAAAAGTTTTAGTATAACTATATAATACTTAAAGTAATACTTAAAGAGCTACTAGAACTACTACTCCTCTAGTAATAATTAAAGTAAAGGAATAACATGAAGTATACACATAAAGTAAAACTTAAAGATGGTACTCTAGCGTATAGATTTGTTGCACCTAAAGATGCAAAGCTTGCAGGTGTAGTTGAGAATCAATCCTTCAGAGATGGTAGGAAAGCTAGGTTTGAGATTCCTAAGTTGATAAAGATAGTAGAAGACTTTCGTAAAGGTAAGATACTTGCAGGTAACATTAGTATTAATTCTAATTTTAAGCAGGTGATAGGACACTACTTGAACACAGGTCAGTTTAATTCTTTGTCGTCTAATTCAAGGAAAACTTATGAACACACTCTTGATGCCATCTGTAACAGTAAATTGTTTAGTCGTTCTCTTGGAGACATTACACTCAAGTACCTCACTCCTGCCCATTGCTCTGAACTTTATGAGGGATGGGTAAGAGGTGTGAGTGTGAACAATGCCAATCAGAAAGCTAGAGTGTTCTCTGTATTGATGAACTACTGTATCTCTATTGGATTGATTGACAAGAACCCAATGTCACGCACTAAGAAACGAAAGCATGAACCTAAGTCTATCATCTGGACAAAGGATCAAGTAGAACTTTTTGTAGAAACTGCCTTCTCTCAATTTAAGTGGAGAAACGTAGGTTTACTAGCCTTGATGTGCTATGAGTGGGGTCAAAGACCTACAGATATTAGGCACTTGAAGTGGGATTTTGTTGAACCACCTATTGAAGAGGACACAGGCATGGTAACAATCAAACAATCTAAGAGAGGTGCTACAGTTAAGCTACCTATTGAGGATGATTTAATGAGGTTACTAACACAACAACATAAGGATTGGTCTTTCCAAGAATATGTAATACCTTATCAGCGACCTTCTGATGGGTGCTACAGACCTCTATCTCCAGTGAATGTCTCAACCCTATCCAATGAGATTAAGGCTGTCAGTGGGCTTCCTATGGAGTTACAGATAGGGTATTTACGTAAGACTGCCATAGTGGAGATGATCGGCAGTGGTGTAGATCACTTAGCGATTATGTCTGTAACAGGACACCAGAATGTACAAAGTCTTAATCCATACAACAAACACAACTATGAGACTGCAAGGTCTGCATTAGATATGAGGAGAGGGTGATGATAGAAGAAATGTGGAAGTCAGTACCAAAACATAAGAACTTAAATGAAGAACAGAATGAGTTATTTACAAAGAACTTTATGATCTCTAATCATGGAAGGGTTTGGTCAAACAATACCAATAAGATTAGGGTATGCCATCCAAGTACGAGAGGTTATCTTTTTCTTAGTTGGACACTACCAAAGCATTTAAGGACTACTCAAAAAGGTATATGCCCAAAGGTACATAGGTTAGTGGCTACACAGTTTATTGATAATCCAGATAATAAACCAGAGGTTAATCACAAAGATGGTGATAAATTAAATAACTTAGTTACGAATCTAGAATGGTGTACAAATAAAGAAAACATAGAACACTCTTGGCACGTTCTAGGTAACTTCCCTAAGTATGGATGTGATAGTCCTTACTCTGCCTTAACTGAAGATAAAGTTAAGTTTATACTAGACAATTATACTCCAAGACACAAAGAGTTTGGTGCAAGAGCATTGGCAAGACACTTTGGAGTACATCATAAAACTATTCTAAAGTACATAAATAATGATGGAAAAGAGAGAATAGGTATTAGTAATGTAGGAGATATAGTGTGAGTAAAGATCAACCAACTTTATTTGAGCTTGAGATACTCACAAAGTATGTCAAGGATGGTATTGAATGTAATAGTTGTGGTATAACTCAACCTGTAGATAACTTTGGTAGATATCATGCAGAGATTAAAAGAATTTGTAGATCTTGCAGAAGAAACCAGAGAAGAACGATAGAGAAATTGAAGAAGGAGAATGCATATCCAAAGGAAATTTACTCCTGTCCTATATGCCAGAGAACCTTGAAGGAAATATCTAGGAAAGGACAGAAGAAACTTCAGTCATGGGTGCTAGATCATTGCCACCATACAGAAACTTTTAGAGGTTGGATATGTGGTAATTGTAACACAGGACTTGGAGCATTTAAGGATAGCATTGACAGAGTACGTAATGCTGTGTCATACTTGCAAAAACATGAGGAGAAGATAGATGAGTAACACACCACATCAGCCATGTCCATTTGTAGATTGTGGATCATCTGATGCATTCAATTGGAATGATGATGGCTATGGTTACTGTCATAGTTGTGGTGAAGCTTATCCATCTAAGAATAGATTAGAAACATTTGATTGGGTCAGTAGTACCTATCCATTGAAGAGAAAGGTAAATATTATGGATGTAGAAATTAAGGGTATGACCTATGATAATATCAGAGGAATTGATCCAGAGGTCTGTAAGATATATGGCATACAAGTACAGACAGATGCCAATGGTAATCCTGTTAGATATGCATACAAGTATCCACACACAGTAAAGTATAGAGACTACAACGATAAGTCTAAGACTTGGATGAAAGACAGAGGTATGGGTATGAACGAATTGTTTGGACCTTCCTTTAACTCCAACTCCTCCAAGAGAATTTATATCACAGAAGGAGAGTTTGATTCTGCTAGTCTCTATCAGATACTTGGCAAGAAATACTTTGTGAAGTCTCTTCCTTCTGCTTCCATTGGAAAGAAGTTTATTGAACACAATCTTGAATACTTCAAGTCTTTCAAAGAGATTGTGTATGCAGGTGAACTAGATGATGCAGGTAAGAGATCAGCAGAGAAACTCTATGAAGCTTTTCCAGAGAAACTCTTTTATGTACCTATGTCCAAACATAAGGATGCCAATGACTTTCTAACTGCAGGAGATGGTAAGGAATTGATGTGGGCAGCCTTGAAGCCACAGAGATATACACCAGATAATTTCTTCTGTACTGATGCACAAGTTCTTCATGCCCTAAGAACTGAAAGTCCTTATGACTATACACCGACAGGACATATAGGACTTGATGATAAGATCAGAGGTATTGTCAAGGGTGGTCTGACTTTTATCAAAGCACCAAGAGGTACAGGTAAGACAGAACTTATCAGATACATAGAGACAGGACTGTTGAAGAATCCAGATATACGTATAGCTATGCTACACATGGAAGAGATGAAAGCTACTACCTACAGAGCTATGGCAACCTATGAGTTAGGTGTCAATGTAAGAACAAAAGAAGATCAAAAGTTAAACAACATATCTGATGAAATGGTAGAAGAGTATGCACTGAAAGCTACAAAGGATGAGAGAACAATTGTGTTTGAGATGCGTTCCCATGATGATCCTCTTAAACTATTGGAGTATACCAGACTAGCTTGCTCTGTGTATGGTGCAGAGTATATCTTTGTGGATCATGTTCAAAGACTAGCCTACCTTAGTCAGTCTGGTGTGGATGGTGCTACCTCTGTTCTAACTTCTCTTGGAGCACAAATGGCACAACTATCTAAAGAACTAAACATAGGTGTGGTATTTATATCACAAGTGAATGATGATGGTAGAACGAAGTATGCATCTTCTCTTGAAGAGGAAGCTATCATCTGTGTTAAAATAGAGAGGGATATAGAGAGTGAAGATGAGATGATACAGAACACTACTAACTTTATTGTGGATAAGAATAGACCTTTTGCTAAGTTAGGTAAGGCAGGTAGTGTATACTACGATTCAAAGACTACAATTATGAGAGAGAGTTATGGTGATGAAGAAGATAGGATGGTTGCATGATAATCTTTGATATTGAAACTAATGGTTTAAATCCAGACAAGATACACTGTTTATCTTATACAAGAAATGAAGAATGTTTTAAAACTCTTTATCAGTATGAGGATATGAAAGAACTTCTTCTATCTGGTGAGCCTTTATTAGGACACAATATCATACGATATGATATACCTGTATTAGAGAAGATACTAAACATTAAGATCAAGTCTAAACTTTATGACACTCTACCTATGTCTTGGGTAATGAATCCTACCAGATCAAAGCATGGTCTTGATAGTTTCTTTCCTGACTTTGGTATTGAGAAAGTTAAGATAGATGATTGGGAAAACTTGAGCCTTGAAGATTATCAAAACAGATGTGTTGAAGATGTAAGAATAACAAAGGCTTTATGGGACAATCTCTTAAAAAGATTCCTAAAAGTATATGACTGTAAGAAAATGCTTGACAAGTTCTTTCGTTACCTTCAATTCAAGATGGATTGTGCTAATGAAGCAGAGAAGCAGGGTTGGAAACTAAATGTAGAACTAGCTAAGTCTCTGTCAGAAGAATGGACAAAGCTACAGGAACAAAAGGTTGCAGAACTTATTGATGTGATGCCTATGAAAACAAACTACAGGACACAGACTAGACCAAAAGTGTACCAAAAGAAAGATGGAACACTCTCTGCTTTAGGTAAGAAATGGTTAGAGTTACTAGAGGAACATGGATTACCCTCTGATTATATCGGTGAAGTGACTGTAGTCAAAGGTGTAGAAGATCCTAATCCTAACTCCACCGATCAAGTTAAAGAATGGTTAAACTCTTTAGGTTGGAAGCCTTGTACCTACAAGTATAATAAGAATAAAGAAACAGGAGAGGAGAAGAAGGTAGAACAGATCAGAAAGAATGGTGAACTTACAGAGTCAGTTAAGTTACTCATTAAAGATAATCCTGCAGTAGGTGTGCTTGATGGATTGACAGTCTTACAACACAGGCTAGGCATCATCAATGGCTTTCTTGAGTGTGAAGAGGATGGTTATGTTAAGGCAGAGATAGATGGACTAACGAATACCTTGAGATTCAAGCACAAGAAACCTCTAGTCAACCTACCCTCTGTTGAAAAACAGTATGGTAAAGAGATTAGGAGTTGCTTAATTGCAACACCGGGACATTTATTATGTGGTGCAGACATGACTTCTCTTGAAGATACAACAAAGAGACATTATATGATGCCATATGACCCACAGTATGTAAAAGAAATGTCAGTAGATGGGTTTGATCCACACTTAGACTTGGCAAGACACGCTAAGTTTGTAACGCAAAAGGAAATAGATCAACACAACAAGGGTGAGATAGACTTAAAACCAATTAGAAAGAACTTTAAGGTAGTGAACTACTCTGCAACCTATGGTGTAGGTGCTGAAAAACTATCTAGAGAAACAGGAATGTCTATCCCTAAAGCCAAGAGACTTTTAGAAGCTTACTGGGATAGGAACTGGTCAGTAAAAAAGTTTGCAGAAGATCAACCTATAAAAACAATAGGTGATGATATGTGGATACAGAACCCTGTTAGTAAGTTCTGGCACTCACTAAGATACAAGAAGGATGCTTTTTCCACCATCAATCAAAGCACAGGTTCTTATTGCTTTGACAGGTGGGTAGCCATCTACAGAAACAGAAGGTCAAACATCATAGGACAATTCCATGATGAAAGTATTAACTTAATTAGAGAAGGAGAAAAAGAAGAACATACAGAAGTATTAAAGTTGGCAGTTCAGAAGTTAAATGAACAGCTAAAACTTAATGTAAGTCTAGGAATTGATGTACAATATGGAAATAATTACGCAGAGGTGCATTAATTGCTTGCATTGTAATAAGTAATCGTGTTATAGTTTTTTATTAACAAAATTTAGGAGCATTAAATGGCGACAAGAAAAGTAAAGTTAGAAGGTATTGCAGAATGGGCAAGAGTCTTTGAAGAGAATCGTGAGATGACAGGATTCAAACCTACACCTCAAGCAGTTGGTGCATATGAAGAATATAATGGTGCTTGTAAGGTTGACATTATTATGAATGATGTTAACTACAAGAAGTTAAAAGATTCCAAGTCTCAAAAAGAAGGTAAGGATGATGACTTAGGTAGAGGTAAGAAAGTTACCTTTGTACGTAAGTTTGAAACAGGTAGAGATTGGGATAGTGGAGCACCTATTGTTCTCAAAGAAGATAATACACGTTGGGATTATGAAGCAGATGGTCCTATTGGTAATGGATCTATTGTGGAAGTTACACTTGCTGTCTTTGATATAAAGAAGTATGGTAACACAGGAACAAGACTTGAGAAACTAAAGGTTATTACTCACAAGAAGTATGATCCTGATGGTGAAGAGGATGAAATAATGTCTCCTCCACCTAGTAAGGAGAAGGTAGTTGAACCAGTACAGGATGAAGTACCCTTTTAAAAAACCTAAACCTAGAAACCTTGAGGCTAGAGAGTTGTACACTCCAAAGTATAGTCTCAAGGTTATACCTAGTAAGGTCAAGAGTATCTTCAGAAAAAGAAAACATAAAGGGATAGCAGATGAAAAAGATTGAGAGTCTTGTTAGAGATATCTACAAAACTATAGAAGGTAAAGGTGGTTGGACAAATACTATCAGTGAATCTTTTGGTGTTAGTCTAGCTCACACTGCTAACAATAGGTTTTCTGAACCACAAAAGCCAAGAGGCTACCTTTCTCTGTCGTCTGTTGGAACACCATGTCAACGTAAACTGTGGTACAAGATCAATAAACCTAAAGTGGGTGAGCCACTAAAACCTAATAATCTCTTGAAGTTTTTCTATGGAGATATGATAGAAGAGTTGATACTTCATCTAGCAGTAGCTAGTGGACATAATGTTAAGGGTATGCAGGATAGACTAGATGTACATGGTATTAAAGGACACAGAGATGCTGTTATAAATGGCATGACAGTTGATGTTAAATCATGTAGCACCTATGCCTTTAAGAAATTTAAAGAAGGAAGGTTGAGAGAAGATGATCCATTCGGTTATATATCACAACTTAGTTCATATGTTTATGCAGGTAAAGATGATCCACTTGTTACTAATAAAACACAAGGAGCTTTTCTTGCAGTTGATAAACAGAATGGACATATTTGTTTGGATGTTTATGATTTCTCTAAGGAATTAAAAACTAAAGAGAAAGAGATCAAGGACATAGTTAAGATGGTGGAAGGTAAGTTGCCCAGAAAAAAGTTAGATTCAGTGCCACAGTCAAAAACAAGCGTAAACAAAAAGTTAAGCATGGTCTGTAGCTACTGTGAATATAAGCACACTTGTTGGGATAACCTTAGAACTTTCATCTACTCCTATGGTCCTGAATACTTAGTTGAAGTTAATAATGAACCAAAAGTACCAGAGGTATTTACATGAGCAGGTCAGCTAAAGCAAAGGGTAGATTAGGTCAGCAAGAAATCAGAGACAAATTGTTAGAAACTTTTCCAGAGTTTGAGAAGGATGATATTCAGTCTGCTATCATGGGTGATACAGGTGCTGATATAAAACTATCTCCTCAAGCCAGAAGAAGATTACCACTAGCAATAGAAGTTAAAAGACGTAAGGGTGAAATGAAAACTGTCTACAGTTATATTGAACAAGCTGTCAGTCATGGTAATGGTGAGCCTGTTGTCTTCTACAGATCAGATAAAAGACCTTGGGTTGTTATGGTAGGACTAGAACATTACATGGATTTAATTAGAGATTGGAAGATAAATGAAAAAAAGCTTTAAAGTATGGGCAGTCGCAGGAGGTCCTTATAGTAGGGAAGAATTAGAGGATGCGTACTATGAAGAAGAGTATTCTGATTTTCCTAAAGATGGTAACTTTCTACTCCTATGTAATGTAGAAGAGAATAAGAAGTTAAGAGAAGAAGAGTTTTGGTTTTCTACAGAGGAGCAAGCCTATGAGTTTAAGAATTATATTGATGGAAGAATGGAAGCTTTAGAAGTTACTGTAGATTAATGTATTGACTTTTAGTGAGATTGGAGTATAACTATGGGTTTACGATTTGAAATAGTTTTAACTGTTGAGGTTGAAGAAGATGCAAATTTTCTATCAGTTGATGAAGACAGTACACTAGAGGTTGTCAAGGAAAAAATATCAGACTGCGTCTATGATTTAGATGACGTAGAGATATTGGAATCAGATATTACAAGGAGAATAGATTGAACTACAACATGAGACAATATAGTAAAGAAGTAGAAAAGCTTATTATTACTGAACCAAAGAACAGACTAATAGAAAATGTTTTAGGTTTAGGAGAAGAAGCAGGTGAAGTTCAGGGTAAAGTAAAAAAGCTAGTTAGAGATAAAACATTTTCTAAATCGGATATTATAAAAGAATTAGGTGACTGTCTCTTTTATGTCACAGCTATAGCAAACTATCTAGGCTCTAACTTACAGGAAGTTGCAAACATCAATCTCAATAAACTGCACGACAGACAAAAGAGAAACAAACTACAAGGTTCAGGAGATGATAGATGAATAACGCTTTACCTACAGATTATCAAAACTTTATTGCCACCTCTCGTTATGCACGTTGGTTGGAAGCAGAAGGAAGAAGAGAAACGTGGACTGAAACAGTGACACGTTATGTAGACTACATGGCAGACAAGACAGGTCTTGACAAAAAGACTACAGACGAGATCTGGAATGCCATACATAACCTAGATGTTATGCCATCTATGAGAGCCTTGATGACTGCAGGACCTGCACTAGAAAGAGATAATACTGCAGGATATAACTGCTCCTATCTCCCTGTCAGCGACCCTAAGTCTTTTGATGAAGCTATGTACATACTGTTATGTGGCACAGGTGTAGGCTTCTCTGTTGAGAGACAGTACATAGATAAACTGCCAGAGATACCAGAGAAGTTATTCAAAAGTCAGACAACGATTGTTGTTAGAGACAGCAAGGAAGGTTGGGCAAAGGCATTCAGAATGTTAGTTGCACTATTGTATGCAGGTGAAGTTCCTGACTATGATGTTAGTATGATCAGACCTGCAGGTGCTAGATTAAAAACATTTGGTGGTAGAGCATCAGGACCTGCTCCTCTTGTTGATTTGTTTAAGTTCACAATCAATATGTTCAAGTGTGCTACAGGTAGAAAACTCAATAGCTATGAGTGCCACAGCATTATGTGTAAGATAGGTGAGATTGTAGTAGTAGGTGGTGTAAGACGCTCGGCTATGATCAGCTTATCCAACCTTTCTGACATACGTATGCGTCATGCTAAGACAGGACAGTGGTGGGAAACTGCACCACACATGGCACTATCTAATAACTCTGTAGCTTATACAGACAAGCCTGATTCAGAAACATTCCTACGAGAGTGGACTTCATTGGTAGAATCAAAGTCAGGTGAGAGAGGTATCTTCAACAGGGTATCTGCACAGAAACAAGCAGCTAAGAATGGCAGAAGAGATCCAGAACATGAGTTTGGAACTAATCCCTGTAGTGAGATTATTCTAAGACCTCATCAGTTCTGTAACTTAACTGAAGTTGTGATCAAGGAGCATGATAAAGAGGAAGACCTAGATCGTAAAGTTAGACTAGCTACTATCTTAGGAACTGCACAAGCTACTCTCACCGACTTCCCCTATCTAAGAAAGATATGGAAAAGTAACACAAAAGAAGAAAGATTGCTTGGTGTAAGTCTTACAGGTATCATGGATAATATACATACAAATTGTTATCTTGTAAATATGGAAGAAAGACTTACAAGATTAAAGAAGATAGCTATAGATACAAATAAAAAATATGCTAAGAGGTTTGGTATAGAAGAAAGCACAGCTATTACTTGTGTCAAACCATCAGGCACAGTATCACAGCTATGTGATTCAGCAAGTGGTATTCATGCTAGACACAGTAGGTACTACATCAGAACAGTTAGGGGAGATAACAAAGATCCACTTACAAAGTTTATGATAGATCAAGGTGTACCAAGTGAACCTTGTGTGATGAAACCTGACACAACAACTGTGTTTAGTTTTCCAATGATGTCACCTTCAGGATCTAGACTTAGAGATAACATGACTGCTATTGAACAGTTAAATGTTTGGTTGATCTATCAGGAACATTGGTGTGAGCATAAACCTTCTATTACTGTTACAGTTAAAGAAGAAGAATGGCTTGACGTTGGAGCATTTGTGTTTAAACATTTTGATAAAATGTCAGGTGTGTCTTTCTTGCCACACTCAGATCATGTTTATCAGCAAGCACCTTATCAAGAATGTACAGAAGATGAATATGATGATATGCTTATTAAAATGAATACTAGAATTGATTGGTCTAAGCTACGAGATTACGAGTCCACTGATACAACTTCAGGTAGTCAGACAATGGCTTGTAGTGGGGATAGTTGTGAGATCGTAGACATAGGAGCTTAACATGACTACTATCTACCCAAAAGAAATGTGTGCTATGTGTGGCAACTATCTTGATGATGATATGAAATGTTATGAATGTGAAGATTGCAACTGCAGTGGAGAAAAGATGACAGATACAATTACTTTAACAACTGATACTACATTTGACCACTTAAAATTCTCAGGAGAGTATGACCCTGTGAATAAACCACCTCACTATACTCTTGATGATGGAATAGAGTGCATTGATTATATGAGACAGGTGTTAGGACTACAGGGTTTCATAGATTTGTGTCATGGTAATGTTATCAAGTATCAACACAGGTACAAGTACAAAGGAAAACCTGTACAAGATATGGAAAAGGCACAATACTATCTGAACAAAATGATAGAAGCCTTGAAGGAGAAACATAAGTGAGATACAAAAACCTAGAACAGGAAGCTAGAAACTTTAACAAGCTACGTATGATTAAGACCAACAGTAACGACAAGGTTCTTACGACAAGAAGGTTTCTAGCAGGTCAGGCACTGTCTGGTATCATAGCCAGAAGTCCTAGTTGGCCTAATAAAAAAGATGCAGTGAGGGAAGCTTATGAGTGGGCAGACAAGATGTTAGAAGAGGGTTAGTTAATAATGTACTTATCAAGATTTTCTGCAAAATCTATTAGTAGTTCTAATTTTTCAATACCACCTTCTTCTTCTACGAGCTTGTAAGGATCTTCTTCTATACCTAAATAATTTTGTGCTCTTTTAATATCCTTTTTAGGTATACCACCTAATTTTTTCTTTAATTTAATAATAGAATATCCATCTCCAAATGCTAAAGAAATTTCTTTTTCTGCTCTTTCTTTAGCTTTCTTTTTTATTTTTTTGTATTCTGCTTCTTGTATATTAAGAGGTAGATCTAAAAAATTTGGATACTTGTTTAACACAGCTTCAGCTTCTTGATTAAATATATTTCCAAATAAACTGTTCATAACATTCTTTACTTCTGGATCTCCATCCCATTGTATAGAACTCCAATCTGGAACACCCATTCTATTTAATATTTTTTCTACATCATTTGGTCTAGAAGTTTCTCTTGCACCCAACATAATTTTACCAAAGTTTTTATCTACGTATAAACCCCTAGTTGGAAGTGCTTTATCTTCTCCTCTTTTACCAAATAAGTTAAAAGCACTGTCTACATACCTGAAAGACTGTGAGATAAATCTTTCTCCTAAATCCCCCTGATTTCTATCTATTAAACCATCATCCCCCATAGTAACTAATATAGCTTCATTAAGTGGATCAAGTGGTCTTAGAGCACCAGAAACAATTCTTGAACTAGCTAGTATAAAAGCTTCTGCACTATTTTGAGCTGCTTCACCCAAATTACCACTTAAAGCATTTATCATACCATCCAATAAAGATTTAGTTGCGTCATCAAGCTGTCTAAAAGTTGCTCCAACTATAACATCACTAGCTTCTTTTAACAAACCTGATGGTATTTCTCCATCCTTTATCATATGTGCTCTCATCTGTGCAATAATTCTTGCATAAGATTCAGGCCAAGAATAAGTATTGTCCTCAACACTTCCATCAGAATTTTCTTCTTGACTCCACTTAAAACCCATACTTAATTTTTTTTCTGCTTGTGGTATAAAGTATGTAGGCATGGCAGCCCAACCTACCATAGCTTTTGAAAGTAATTCTAGACCTTCTTCTTCTGCAAAGTTTACAGGTTCACCTTTAATTCTACCTATTAAATGTTTGGCTGCATTTACACCACTGTAGTCTCCTAGCATAGCTAAAGATGTATTAAAAAATTGACCAAAAGGAACTAAAAAACCTAGTCCGGGAGTGGTTGAAACTTTTTCTATAAATTTTGCAACACTTAATGTTACAGATTTACCTTGTTTAATACTCCAAGATTTAGATGCAGTTTCTATTTGTGCTCTGTGTAAAGCTTTAGCATCTACATTAGATTTAAAACGAGGAGTACTCATCTCAATATAAGCATCAGACCTACTCATAAATTCATTAAAAGTTTGACCATACTCTCTTAATATAGATGTTTCTAAAGCTGTATGAAAAGATAGAAGTTTTGTTACTTCGTCTTGAAGTATTACACCACTTGCTTGTTGTAATCCAGTTACAGTTTTTTCTACACCATTAAGTAATCTTGACTCTTCATTCATACCAAAAGTTCTTATGGCATTTCTATCTCCTGAATCTCCTGCTATTATTCTAAACAACTTTTCCTGTATTTCTGGTTTTAAATCTAAGTACTGTTTAGCACTTTCTAAAGTAGTGTGAGGAGTTAAATAATTCACACCTCTTTTAAGACCACCTATTATACTACCCTTACCAGATTGAATAGCTTCTTTGTAAGCTGTTTCAGGATTATAAAAATCTAACTTAGGTGCAGCATACCTAAAAACTCCTTCACCTAATTTCATACCACCTAAAACTAAATCAGAAGTAGTATTCATCATAGAATAAAAAGCAAAACCTTGAATGTTTAAACCTGTTGTGCTTGGGTGTGCAGTTAAAAGTCTTTTCCAAACAGATTGAGTATATCTTAATACTTGTGCATCAGGTATTTTTTCTTTAGTAGCCTCATCAATAAATTCTTTTTGAAGAGATCCTGTTTTATATAAGCCTTTCCTTTTGTTTAATATACCCTCTGCCCTAGATCTTTGAGATAATTCTTGACCTACAAAAGAACCTCTCGCTTTAAACATAGCTGAAAACTCTTTAACATTTTTTGGTTTGTCTTGACCTAATTTACCAAAAGTATCTTCATAATCTTTTACAAATTTTTTAACAAAGTCCTCTGTTAAAACCCAAGTCATTGCATCACCAATAAAATTAGTTACATTATCTCCCTGCTGTGGATCTATACTATCCTCTTTTTTAGCTCCAGTTTGTTTTAAATCTTTTAAATTAAAAACTTTAGTTTCTGTTGCATTAGTTTCTTTATTAGTAAACCTTACAGTAGCTGTGTCACCTTCTCTAGATACTACTGTTCCAATATTTCCCCTGTCTGAAGCAACAACTCTACTACCTTTTTGAATACTTTTACTTTTTCTTAATCCACTTCTGTTGATATAAACAAAACCATTATCACTTAAAGAATGTATAAAACCTTTTTTGTTCTCTCCTCCAAATAAAAATATATTCCAAAAATTTAATACGTTCTCATCTAATACTAGAGTTCTATCTTTAACATCTTTTTTTGCAATTTCTCTAGCTCTAAACCAAGGAATAAACTTGTCTTTATTTTTTTCAAAATTACTGAATGATTCTTTTAATTCACTCATTATGTTTTTAGTGTTAGTTCTCTTTTTTATTTCTCCTGTAATCTCATCAAAAGATTTATTTTTAAGCTGATCATATATAGGTATATAATTTTCTAAATTTTTTAACAGTACATTATCGGTTATGTCAACACCTAAACCAGTTTTTATTTTATCTCTTAAAAATTCTATACCTGTACCTCTTAAAAATTCTATACCTTTACCAACTGCCATTAATTCTGGTATAACGAGAGTTCCTAATGCAGTAAAACCTGTTTGTGCAAAA